CTCATAGTAACACTTAGTTATTTATCTATATATTTACATATATATACCCTATATAAGTCTAACTATAGGACTTTAGTTTAACTATTAGTTAACTATAAGTAGGGACTCCCCCATATTAGTCCTTAATCTTCTTCTCCATCGTCATCTTCCCACACCCATTCCTCTTCAACAAGGTTACTTTCCACATTTAGGTATGTTTGATGGTAGTTGTTCGCACAATCTAGGAGACCCCTAGCTGCATATGGGTCACTAAATGTTACATCGTAGGACGCAGGGTTGTCATAGTCCTGAACAATGACCACATAATTCTTGTAATATTCGCCCAATATGGCTCTTGCTTGTTCTAAGGGAGTCATACCATTCAAACCCAACGTAACGAGCTATTTGACCCCTTAGAACGCCTGTAATAGGCATCAGAGAACTTTTGTAGCTCCTCGTTGATGAGTTCTGCCTTTCTATCTTTAATTTTAGTGTCCATATCCTGAGCCATTTGTTCGACCCAGTAGTTCACCCCAATACTTAGTGCATCAAGGCGGTCATCATGTGTAATAGCACCTCTATCCCTTGTTATACGGGACATTTGGTACATCAGTTGGTAACGTAGTTGTAGCTCAGGTGGGTAACCTTGGGCTGTCTCAAAGTCTTTCCTAATGACCTCTGGGCTAACAATGAGCCTATGTTGGTTCATTATGGGTTCTAGGGTGTCAATAATCCGCTTTTCTTTCTGGATATTGTGTCTGACTTCTTCAATCGAACAAGGATGTACTTTACCAAGGATAGGTTTGAAGATTTCAGTGAACATACCGTCACCAAAGTTAGACTCAGTGATTACGTAGTTGACCTGATGGGTCTTAGCAATCATTGCGAGGGACTTCAGGGTTTCCTCACTGTACCCTCCTTGTAAACCCCCAGCTTCTGGGACGAACAACATACCGTTAAGCATTTTGACCACTGCGTATCCCGTCTCGTCCTTACCACGACCACTAGGGTCAATAGCTAACACTGAGCCAGTAAAAGGTATATGGTCACCAACAGCCTGAAAGGGTCGATAATATCTGTCTCCACTGAATCCCACATTGGGTACACTCCCGTCCCACACTAGGTCTGGAGCCTGAGCCCACACCAGCTTCTCTGGGGCGACCTCTCGGTCTATGTCCATTACGATGAGGTCATTGAGCTTCAAGGGGTGTCTATCGGCGTCACTGAGGCGTGTATCCAGCATGAACTGCATGGCAAACCCTGAGCGACCATAGGACATCTCTCGTTCCAACAGGTCAATATCGGAGAACCGAATGGGCTCTGTGGACTTGTTCTCTTTCTCAGCGTCCACGCAGAGACCACTCACGGTACTGTTATAGCCCTTTTCGTTCGTCTGAGGGGTGACATATTTAGCAGGCCATATACGGGCTCTGTAGTCACGTTCTTGTAGCTTATTGTAGATACTGTCCTCACACTGAGGAGTACCTAGGAAAAGAATCTTAGCGTCATCGAGAGGCTTGAGGATAGCGTCGAACTCCTTGACCTGTTCGCTCAACTTCTCTCGCATGGTCTGCGTAGCTGAGTTTGTTGGAACTTCGATGTCATCCCCAACAATGATGTCAGCACGAGACCCTGTTAGCTGACTGGTTATACCCAGCGATTTGACCGACGGAGCGTGAGACGCGGGCGCAGGCCCGACGTCGAAACTAATTTTTGAGAACCGCTGCTTATCAGTCGGTTTTAGGTGTGAAAGAAACGGTATTTCGTGGATAAGCCTAAGTGTAAAGGTACTGAAGTCATCAGCACGGGTCTTACTAGCAGAGACCACCAAGATGTTCTTAGTAGGGTCTAGGAACAACTGGTGAACCACAAAAGCCGAACAAATCCAAGACTTACCAACACCACGGAAACCCTCGATGATACCCCGCTTGGGGCCGTGCTGCATAAAGTCAGCAATCTCATACTGGATGGCTGTTGGTTCTGGGAGGTTTAGGTGCTTCCAGATAAGGAACAAAAAGTTCCTAAAGTCTTTGAGTTCTTCCATTATTTATTGCGGGAACGATTAGTTGACTTACTCTGAATCCGCAGGTTACTCCGACTGTTATTGTGTGGATTGCGGTCTTTGTGGTCAACATCTTTACCCTTGAGGGCTGCCTTGCCGTACTTCTTGACAGCTAGGCGTCGCGCTTTGTTTCGACTACTGCGTCGAGCTCGTTGCTCAGGCTTGGAATGGTAGTTTTCGTATTCTTTCTTATAGTTTCTCATTTGCTGCAAGTACGATGTTCTCAGCGTCGTCTCGGAACGGCAACATATCCACAAGGTTACCTAGTGGGTTTTCGTTGGTGACCTGTGCGTGGATTCCGTTGTCTTTGAGTAACTGACGGGCTGCATTAAGGTCACTAGGCGTCGCTGCGCCTGCTTGGATGCGCTCGATAAACTCGTTGATGAGCATATCTTGGAGCACCTGTAGTTTGTCGGTTTTTTCACTCATCGGTAAATTCCTTAAAGATTTTAATTGTTAACCAAACGAGGGTCAGGAGACCCACCGCTATGGCTACCGTAGTGTTTACACTTTCGAGGGTTAAAGTGCCGAGGAGTCCTGTGACCCCTACGGCGGGGGTTAAATGTTGGGAGTGCATTTTATTGGAGCAGTCTATATTGATGCTTTTGTTGGATTAGTTGGTCTACAGATTGTTGTAAGTCTGGGAACTGTTGTAACATCTCCTCCTTAGCTTTCGCTCGGTAGGCTTTGAGCCACCCGTTGATTGCTCTGATACGAGGTGACTTCTCTCCAATGTCGCTATTGGACTGCGCGGGAAGCTCTTGATACTCTCTACTCTTAACTAGTTTTGAGAGTTGTTGACGCAGAGTTCTACCATTTATCTTCGTTGAGCTCGTGTTTTCGAGCCACACGTCATATGCTTGACGTCCCTCTTCATTATAGATGTCTTTTAGCTCAATGGCTCCAAGCATCTTACTTTGGGGTTTGTTAAAGCCGTGCATCAACGACACCAACTCTTGGTCTAAAGCGTCGTCACTGGCTGCTGAGAAGTACAGCGGATTCACAATACCTAACCCCATAGGAGGGTTTTTGACTGTAGCTTTTTCTCCGAGGAAGTTTCGTTTAGCAGGAAGTGCTTTAGACGCAGGCGAGCGACGGACGAAATAATCCATGATGTTACGTGTTTCACGCAGGGTACGCTCTGAGCCTCCGTTCTGTAACTGCGTAAAGAAGGTAGGCATGAAGCCACCCACAGTGTTACCCAACAGAGCCTTTGAGTTTTCTGCGGGGTCACGTAGCGCGTTTAACAGTGAATCTAAGCCTTTAACATAGGACTTGTTAGTGACGTTCTGTGTGAACGATAGGGCTACCATAGAGAACAAGTTACCTGCGGCGCTTCCGTCCATGTCGTGATACGTGTCAAACTCAGCCATATCAGCGAAGAGGCCAATAATTGTAGCAATAGGGTCTAGTCGTTGGTAACTGACGTAAGTGTCCCCCACCTTGAACGAGTAAGGCTGCCACCCTGCGTTCTTAAGGATGTCTTTCTCTTCCTTGCTTTCTGGGCCTCCACCTGTGATGAAGTCCTTATTCGACATAGCATACCAGAGCATAGCGGAGCTAAAGGCTACGCCTGTAGCAATCTTACCGCGTGTTAATGCGCGTTCCATTGGGTCAGAACTATTAAGCCCTGACGTCAACTGCTTGCGCCGCATTAAAAGCTCTGAAGCCAAACCAACAGGTGTTCTGTCTAGGGAGAACTTTAGGATGTTGGTAGGCGTCCGAACAAAGGGGACAACGAAGTTAAATACTGGGAGCTTCTCCTTAGCCGAACCAACGAGGTTACCCAAAGTACCCACGACAGTATCGTTAGCAATTTCATTGGTAAAGGTGTTAGTCTCAGCGTAGAGCTTGGCGGCATCAGCCAGCGCACTCCGAGATGGGTCGAATGGATTACGCGCCATCTCATTTTGAATCATTACTGCTTGGTCTACACCATAATCAATATTATCGCCTTTAACCTTCTCCACTGCATCTAAGTACAGGTTTCCTTCGTTGTAAGCTCGTCCTCCATCAGTGATGTATTTTTGGAACGTCTCCTCAACAACAGCGGCTAGTTCTTTACCTGTTAGGTCAGGGTTCTTATTAAGAGCTTCCATAGCAATGTTGGTACGCGCATACATACGGTAGTTGAGCTGCTTGAAGAACTCATCCACCGTCATAAGACCACGACTAGGTAAGCGAACGCCTTTACCAATTAAGTTGATGGCGTCTCCGATAGTGTCCCCTCGGTCGCTTTGGATAGCCTCCTGACGTCTGATTTGGTCATCAAACTGACGGGAACCTTGAACAAGAACAGAGTCGTTGATTTTCCACGCCTTCCCTGCAAACCTGAACGCCTCAGCGATTGTTTCCATGTTGAAGGCGTACTGTAGGATAGCTCGGCGTGTTTCACTGTCTCCAGACATAATAGAACCCATCAACATTTCTCCCATACGGAGCGCTGTTGTGAGTCCACTACCCACGGTGTTAACTACCTGAGTTGTAGGCCCAGAGAGTAGTGAGTTCATCCAGTACTCCATAGTCATACGACCCAGCTTACTTCCGAAGACACCCGTAGTTCCTTTAAGAACATTCTTGGTTAGCTCGCCTCCATTGGCTAAAGTTTCCGAGCCTTTCTGTACGGCTTTGTCTGAGTCATACATGGCAAACTTGTTAATAAGGTCTTTAGGGTTCTGACCACCGATGGACTGCGTATTGTACCTTGCGTAGCTTTCAGGGTCTCCCGCAACAAAGTCGAACCCAATGTTCTCATTGAGGCGATAGCGTCCTTTAGCGTTTCCAAGGAAGTTACGCTGTAACAGGGTAAGGCCTGACTCTTTACCCATTAACGAGTAGAGGCGTTGTACTTCTTGTAACTGAGCTAATTTCGAGATGAACTCTGTTTCAAGTCGCTGTAGGTTTAGGTCAGTGTTTTTGCGAGCTTCAATAGCTAATTTAGCTGTATCAACAATATCACGGCTCATTAAGTCCATGAGTGTCTTTGCAGCTCGTTGAGCATTACGGAACTTCTTGAGGCTTACCTCACCTTGAAGCTTTTCGACTGCGCCTGCCCAAGTGTTTTTATCTCCACCAAGAATGTCAGCTATTTCTTGTGTTTCTTCTACTAGTTGTTCCTTGGTGACCGTCTCCTTAACACCTTTTTCGTCGAGGCTTCTCGCTATTCCACTAATCAAAGCCAAAGCGTGCTTAGAGGTGCGGATGTTCTTAGCCATATTTAGGATAGCCTTGGGGCCACCAGTGTTAAGCTTTTGTGCTACTTTTCCAATGGCTTCCTCAATGTAATCATCTACTTCAGCTTGTCCAAACGGTGCTGCACCTGAGCGGCGCATAGCGTCTGTAGAACTTTGTGATTTACCCTGCAACCGAGGAAGCTTGGATGTCTTATCAATGCCTCGGTTTTCAATGTATTCCCTAAAGGTTTCATTACGGGTAGCTTTACCGCCCTTACGGCTGCGAAGGTAACGCTGATACATTTCCTTAGCAGTCAGGTCGGAGCGTTGGTTTTGAATCTCACTGAGAGTCATTGGGCTCTCGGTAGTTCTAGGGCCAGAATCCAAAAGCGTCTTAGCAGCTTTTAGTTGCCCAGCGACACCTTTGCTTCTTGAACGCGTCTTTTCTTCTGGGATGTACTCTTCATAAGCTGGGCCTTGAGATGTCTTGTCGTTTCGAGCCTGTAACTCTAAGTCAATCCGCTCTTTTACCTCTAGTTTTACGCTGTCAAACTCTAGGGCTTTCTTAAGGTAGCTATCTGGGACTTCCGATATATCTTTACCGTAAAATGCCCGCCCAAACTCTATCTTAAAGGGTTCTAGGCTTTTACCACGTACGGCGATACGGTTATCAGCTTGTGCTTCGGAAATTGGAGCTTTTTGTCCTTTTTCAACTGTAAAGTCGTCCCCTCGGTCATCTAAGGTACGCGCCTGTGCATAGCCCTCACTCTCGGCAAGGTCTAGGTAGTAGTCGTCTGGTTTTGAAAGAGCGTTTTTACTTTTAGTTGACTGTATCTCCCCTGACATCTCATCGAGAGTCTTTAGGTAGTCAAAGCTCCCATCAAACATTGTCTCCTGCTCACGTACAATATCGTCAGTGTACTTAAAGACATCATCCAGTACGCTTCCTTGGGCAGGGTCGATGTTAAGTAACTTCTTAATAGACAACATGAACTCATCGAACATGTTTTTCTTAGGTGCAGTTTCACTAGGAATTGTACTTAGGACACGACGAAACTCGGGGTTAGTAAAAGCTTCGGTAACGAACTCATTCAAGTCCAACATACCATAGGCTTTACCCTGATACTTTTGTTTTTCTGCTGTATTGGCGTAGCCATTGGCTCCAAACAGGCTCTCTTCCATATCGAGAGCTTTAGCGACCTTCAGGTAAGTAGCAGCAAGACCCGCAACGGAATCGTTACCTCCTTGAGCTACTAGGTCTTCCAGACGGGCTTTATAATCAGAGGCTTTCCCTCCTTTACCTAGTTGAACTTCCTTTTGAATCTGTTTTGTAGTAACCGCGTGTACCATCTCGTGTACGAAGGTTCGTTCACCTCCCTTACCCATAACGATGGTGTGGGTTTTATCGTCGTAAAAGGTTTTCTCTATCTTATCTTGGAAGACAAGCTTGGCCTCTTTGAGAGACTCACCCCCGTTCTTTAAGATAGAAGTTATGAGAGGCTTGAGTTCTCCTGTATAAGATTCATCAAAGAGTTCCAGCGCTCTGTATGCAGGGACAGTGACAGGGGCGTTTCCGTCGGTAATCTTACCGTTATATTCTGTTTCAAAAGCTCTGTCGATATTGTCTCGGAACTGCTGTGAAGAAGCAAAATCAGCAGCAAGTAATTCGTCGTTATCAGCAGCATTATACGCTTGATTATACTCGGAAATGACGCTGTTAACGTCCTCCCCTTTACGTATGCGCTTCATAGCTTTCAAGCCACCAACAAGCCCGTCAACGACCCCACCGATGGCTAAACCTTCAAGGGTATTTTTAAGCCGACCCTCGATTTCCCCATCATCATCGTCAGCAGCGAGAAATTCGGACACTGGGTTGCTGAGTGCAGGGAAGGTTTCCAAAAGGTTACTAAGGCGCTCCTCTTGGGCTTGGAACATGGTAAAATCAGCGGCTGCGCCTGCTACCATAGCTCCCTTTACGTTAAGAACTTTTTTACCTGCCTTACTTATCTTACTTAACTTTCCTACCTTGCTTACTTGTCCTGCAATAGGAATAAAACCCGTAAGGAACTGCGTAATGCCTTCTGACATCGTACCACCAAAGGTCTTAGAGCGCCCAAGGAAACGATTGTCATAGTCAGGTAGACGGTCTCCTGTAGCAAAGTCAGCTAGGTCGTAGAGGCTTTGCACTGCTCCTTCTAAACCGCGCGGGATACCAAGAGCAGTATCCGCTAACCAATTAGGTTTTTCTTCTGGTTTTTCAGGGGTAGGTTGTGGCCCACGCAGGGCAGGCTTTAGTAGTTCTTCAAACGCCATAATTTATTCTGATTTAATGAAATTGTTTTGTTGTAAGTAAGAGCGTTGTTGTTCCATTAACGCATCTAAGCTTATTCCATATTTGTCCGCTATATTACCAAAAGGCCCCTCATAAAAGGAATCGAGCATATTCAAGTCTTTAGCTCCGAAATAACCTTCAACAGACGTAATAGTGGTTTGTATGTCCCCATCAACAACGATAGGAAACTTATCAAAAGTTAGTCCTGTACCGTCAAATAACTCGTTAAAGCTCATTGGGTTTGACTTATAGAAACTAGCCGATTGGCTAAAATAAGAGTTATATGTTATCGTGACATCCTGTGAATTATAGTTATTTGGTATAATTCCAGAAAGAAGGGCTTTACTAGATATTCCAGTAGCGGTATAGTTTGAAGCTAATTCCTGTGCTGCTAGAGTTCTCTCTATATGACTAAAAGTCCCTGCTGTTATTTTATTTCCAAGACGTATCCCATCACGAAAATCATCGTGAATATTATTGAAGTTTCTATTGAGGTCGTCTCCAGAAAGCAT